TGCCGGCCCGGCGGTGGATCACCAGCACCGAGAACCGGCGCAGCCTGCGGAAGCACTCGGCCTGCCACTGGCGAGGCCGGAACCCGAGGTCAACCTGCTGGACTGTCGCCGTCATCGGCCTGCGGCACGTTGGTCACGGCCTGAATCAGGATCGCGCCGCCGGCGCCGGTGCCCTCGTGCTGGACCTTGTCGCCGAACACGCGAGGCGCCTCCTTGCCGGTCTGCCACTTGATCGCGTCGAGCATGACGCGGGCCTGCTGGTGGTCGACGCGCCCCGCCTTCAGGTCCTCCATGATCTGGTCGACCTGCTCGGCGCGACGGTGAGCACGGATCTCCTTCGCGCGCGCGTACTTCGTTGCGAAGTCAGGGTGTTTACCCAGCCACGAGTAGATCGCGGTCTCGGACGGCATGTCGTCGTCTTTGGCGACCTGGTGCAGCGGGCGCATGACGACCCGTTCGCAGATCGTGTCTGCGATCTCTGGCGTGTAGTCACTCGGCCTGCCGGTCATGGTGCGATTCTGCCCCCGTCGGTGCGTTCAGGTCAACGCGGGACGTGGGCAGCGAGGGCTGCCTCGGCCTGCTCGCGCTGGATGCGGACGACCTCGCGGCGCAGGTCCTCGAGGGTGTGCCCGTGGCGGCGCTGGAACGCCTCGGCGGTGCGCGCCATGGACGCGCGGGTGGGCAGAGAGGCGAGGAACCTGGCGGCGCAGCACAGGCGGTTCAGGTCGTAGATCGCGGCGTTGGTTTTGCAGTGCGGGCAGTCGGTAGTCATGGCTCGGTCTCGGTTAGCGGGGTGAGGCAAGGTGAGTGTTTTCCCATTCCCCTGTTATCCGCGTACGCGCGCACGTATACGGTATAAACGGAAATCCATCACCCAGACTCACCCCATTTTTGCAAGTTGTTGATTTTTCAGTAATCACGTTCGTCGGGCCAGTAAGGAGCATTTTGGACCTCCTTCAGCCCGACTCCCTCGACGACAGGGTAGCCCTTGCGCGTCATGGTGCTAAATCCGCGCTGCTCAAGCGCAGCCACCCACCGCTTTTGCGGCAGCTGGTACTCCCCGGATCGGTCTGCCCATGCCTTGAAAGACTCGTAAAGCGAGCTGCGTTTAGTCGCTCCCGGGATGCGAACCGTACACTCCTCAAGCCACAGGCCAAAGCTGTCCTGCTGCTCGAGGTAGTCCTCGGTCGCGGCCAGCACGCGGGCCGGCGTCAGCAGCCCTCTCGCCTGCCAGTCGAGGCATCCGTCGATAGCCCACTGCAGGATGCCGGGCCCTTCTCCGCGAAGCTTCTCAGCAAGGTGCTGGTCGCGTTTCTCGGCCGGGATCATGACATCGAACGGGATCAGGCGCAGCCTCCGGCGGATAGCCTCGTCGACGTTCCGCAGACCGGGCTTGTGATTGCCGGCGATCAGCAGCTTGAACTGCGGGATGAACTCGAACTCGTCCTGCCGCATGAACCTGGCCTTGATCGGGTCGCCGCCGGTCATTGCCTTGATGCGCGCCTCTGCCCACCGCTTGCCCTCCTCGGTCTCCTGGGCAGTGACCAGCCGGGCTCCCATCAGGCCGGCAAGCTCGGTCGGGTGGCCCTCGTGCTTGCGCTCCGTGAACAGGTCCATCGCGGCCGTTGTGGCGTAGTCGCCCATCACCCACTGCAACGTGTTGATGAACGTGCCTTTGCCGTTGCCGCCGGGGCCGTAAACGAATGCCAGTATCTGCTCGCGCGTGATGCCGGTCAGGGAGTACCCGGCGAGCTGCTGCATAAACACCTGCAGCTCGGTATCCCCGTGCGTTGCCACGTCGAGGAACTTGCGCCACGTCGGGCAGTCGCCACCGGGCGCGACGCTGGTGATCTTGGTCATGTAGGCGTCGCGCCGCTGCGGGTGGAGCGTGCCGTCACGCAGGTCGACAACGCCGGCCGGGGTGTTCAGCAGCCACGGGTCGGAATCCCACTGGCGCGTCGTGGCGGCGTGCCGGCGGTCGGCCTTAGCCAGTTTTTCCACGGAGGTGACGGTCTGGCTCTTGCCGTAGACCGTTGCCACCCTGGACCGCTGGGAATCGGACAGAGAGCCATCCGTGCGCGCGTCGCGGGCGAATTCACGGCACACGACACGGGCTAGGTCAAACACCTCGAGCGTGTCCTCGTTGGTCCAGCGGGCCCCGTCCCACTTCATCCACCTGCCCCAGCCTGCGACATAGCGCAGCTCCTCGGCGTGCCGCTTGCTGAACGCGAGCGCCGCATTGTCCTCGCTGAACTTCTCGGGGATGACGTCGCACTCTGCCACTGGCGCGGCTGCGGCTGCGGTGTTACCGACCACGACCAGAGCGGGGCGCGCGCGCGGCGGCGGGGTTGCCGGCGGCGGTGGCGGCGAAGGCGGGGCCGGATCGTCTGGCGGCTCGTCGGCCGGCAGCAGCGATACTCGAGGCTTCGCCCAAGCGAGGAACGCCTGCCAGTCGAACCCGCTGTCGGCGGCGTCCCAGCCCTTCGGCTGCCCCTGCGGGTCGATGATCTTGACCTCCGGGCAGTGCGGCAGGAGCTGGCGCCCGATGGCGCGCATGCACTCGAGGCCCGGCTCGTCGGCGTCAGGCCACAGCAGGATGCGCTGCCCATGCAGCGGCGACCAGTCGACCTTGCGCCAGGCCTGCGAGCCGCCCGGCCACGTCATGACCGCGTAGACCCCGCCGGCAAACGCGCGCGCCGCATCGGCGGCCTTCTCGCCCTCGACCAGCAGGACGGCCTTCGCGCCCGGCAGCGTGTTGAGCCCGTACAGCGGGCGAGGGTCGGTGAACTGGCCCATGCCCCACGTCGGACGCTGGTCAGGCTGCCCGCCGAACGTCCACGGCACGATCTGCTTGCGCTCGCCGGCCGGCTCGTACCGGGCGACGTAGCCGAGCAGGCGGTCCTGCAGGTCGGAGTAGGCCCAGACGTGGACCGGCTCGCCGTAGGCGGGGTGGAAAAACGACGGGCACGGGGTCGGCGCCGGCGTGATGACCTGGCGCTCCGGCGCGCGCGGCCGCGGCGACGAACGCTCCGGCGCGGGCCCGGCCGGCAGGTTGCCGACGATCAGCTCGACGGCCTCTCGGAACCCAAGGCCCTGGTGGTGCATGACGAAGTCGACGGCATCGCCGGTCGCCCCGCACCCGAAGCAGTAGTAGAACCCCTTGTCGGGGTTGACGGTGAACGACGGGCTGCGCTCCTGGTGGAACGGGCAGCAGGCGACGTATTCGTTCCCGCGTTTCTTGATCTCGACGAACCTGCCGATCGTGTCGACAAGACTGTCCTTTGCCCGCGCAATTACGCCGGGGTCGATTGTCCCAGAGGCCATGAGATAGGCCTCACTCTTGCTTTGCGGTTGAGTCGACGCGGGCAAGGACCAGCTCCGTCAGCCTGACGGCATCGGCAGCGGTCCAGTTATCAGGCGCAAAGACCTCGAGGCCGCGGACCACAGTGTCGAACGTGTCCATCACGTCGATCACAGGGCCGTGAAAAGGCGTCGACTCGATATTCTTGAGGCGGAGCTCAAAGCGATTCATACGGTATCTCCAGGCAGAAGGCGCGGAATGGAAGGGGCAGCCCCGCGCCTGGACAAAGCCTTGTCGCCGGTGGATCAGACCGGCCAAGCCCCAGCCATAACGGTATCGCAGTGGTGAGGAATCCACAACACTGTTGCGACGAGCGCACCGGCGCTGCTATGGTCGACCACGGCCGCCCTCCCTGACGGCCATGGTGACTCCCTACTCACTCCCCGGGTTGAGCCATGCTCCCCGGGGATTTTTTTGCCTGCGCGTCGCGCCGCCACTTGGCCCGGCTGACCCACGAACTGACCGTCCCCTCGGGAACCCCGCGCCTGGCGGCGATGGTGACGATCTTGTCAGCGGCGAACTCGGCCAGTATCTCCTCGTAGAAAGCCTGCGACAGGCGCTGCCCGCGCTGCTCGCGGTGAAGGCTGGACCGGAGCCCTATCCTGCGCGCCTTCTCACGGATGGCCTTTTCAGTGCGCCCCGGAAAATGCGCGGCCAGATCGCTCGCAGGGATGGTGCCGTAGAGGTGGCGAAGCCGCAGCATGTCACGAGACGTCCACTCGGGCGCGTTCATGGCACGTCGTCCTCGAGCTGCTGGGCGCAGTGCGCGTAGCCGGCGATGTCGACCAGGTTGTCGCGCTTCGGGCGGTGCAGGTCGCGGGACAGCTTGAGCGCGATCATGCAGCGGGCGACGTCGCGCGGCGAGACGCGGGTGTCGAGGATGGCTGACCAGATCGTAGCGATCCTGCCGAACGACGCGCGCATGTCGCCGTAGTCGGCCTGGCGATCGCCGGCGACGATGCGGGCGGCTTCGGCGAGGATGCTCTCGTCGCCGTTGTCGTTGTAGAGGCCGACGCCGGACAGCTTGCGCCTGTCCTCGCGCACTGCATGGTCTGCAAAGCACTGCGCGCAGACGCCTCCTTCCGGCATGCCATGAACGCATACCCGGCGCGACTCGCCCGGCTTCTGGACGTGCATCGTCACCGCGCCGACGACGCGGAAGGCGACAATATCGTCGCCGCCTCCGGTTTGCCGCCAGTCGAGCAGGTCGGCCTCGCGCGGGCCCCAATAAATCTGATCGCCAGGCATCGCCCGCGTTTTCCACTCGACCACCACGCCAGGCCCGCACGGGCAGTCGCCGCCCTTCCACTCGATCCAGCCGTCGGCGTCTTTCAGTTTTTCAGCAACAGCCCCGCACGACGGTTCAACGTCAGCGCGCGGAGGATTGCCCATACTTGTCGGTTTTTTGAGCCCGCACCGAGAACACATCCACCAAGTGAACGAGCCGTCAATCCTATCAATCAGCCAGTTATGCCCGCTCATACATCCTCACCCCTCATATTCTCCCGCTCAAATTTTTCCACCTCGTCCAGCGGGTAGCGGACGGGTGAGTTTTTGCCGAACCCGAACTTCAGGTGCTTCGGGTGCGGGCGCCCGGAATTGCGGAGGTTCTTGATGCCGCCCGGTGACATGCGCCACCGGGCAGCCAGGTCCTCCGTCGTCAGGAATGCCTGCGACGTCATGCATCACCTCACAGCGGGATGTCGTCGAGGTTCTCGGGCGACGCCGGCGGGATCTCGTCGGCGGTGCCGTCAATCGTCGCGCCAGCGGCCTCGACAACGCGGGACAGCGACGACGGCCGGGCGGTAGCAGCCGGAGCAGCGCCGGCCGGCGTGGCGTCCTGCTGCTGGTCCAGGTCGTACAGATCGTCGTCGCGCTGGATCGTGCGCTGCAGGTCGTCCTCGCGGTCGGAGCTGGACGGCAGGCGCTTCGACAGGCGGCGCAGGACAGTCTTGCGCGCCATCTCGCCCCACCAGGACACCCACGGGCCGGAGTCCTTCGCGCGGCTGGCGGCGCGGACCTTCTCGATGTCGGCCTTCGACATCACCTCGATCATGGTGCTGCCGTCCTTCAGCACCGCGCAGGCGTAGGCGCCCTTAATCTCGCCGCGGTCGCTGAACACGTCGGGCTCGTGGCTCATCTCCGGCTTGCCGTTGATGATGCGGTACTTGAACGAGTCGTTCTCGTAGACCAGCTCGGCGGCGATGGTGCTGATCTCGCCGCTGTTGCGGGCCTTCTTCAGGATGCCGGCGATCATCGGCATGTATTGGACGACCTTGCCGGCCTTGCTGTTGTAGACCGTCAGCGCGGCCTCGCGGCCGTCGACCAGCAGGCCGTCCTGCGCGGCCTTCATGCAGGCACCGAGCAGCGTGCGCTTGTCGGCGTTGAGCACGTCCGGGTTGGCCTGGACGGCGGACATCACGACGCGGGTGAACTTGTCGCTGGTGACGTGCGCCGGCAGGGCCTTGCCGAACTCGGGCGCCATGCTGGTCAGGGTGTTGCGGAACTCGACGATTGCGGTGGACATGGTGGCGTTACTCCTTGCTGGTGGATTTCTTGGCGGTGACACGGAACCCGCGATAACCCGCGCGGGTGTAGGCGGGGATCTCGGCCGGGCCGACCATGCCGCAGCTGATGCTGAAGCCGTCGGCGAGGACCTTCTCGGAGTCGCCGATGCGCTCGAGCAGGCGGGCGCGCGCGGAATCCTTGCGGTCCTTGGCGGCCTTCTCCTCCTTGCCGGCCTGGTGGTATTCGGCACACAGCGATGCGATCTCCGCATCACCGCGGCCATCGAAAACCTTGCCCGGCTCGGCGAACTGGTAAAGCTGGACGATGAAGGCGGCGTCCTGCGGCATGACCGGAGGCGGCGGCGTGTTGGCCTCGATGCTGGCCCAGAACTCGGCGACCTTGCGGCGCAATGCCGCACCGACGGCACGGTCCCGCTTGCGGACGATGACGTGCGCCTCGTTGCCGCCGACCAGCGCCACGATGCAGCCCCACTCGCGGCCGAGGCAGTCGAGCTGCGCCTGCAGCTGGATCTCGATGTGGGCCGGCGCCTCGGCGACCTCGCCGCGGGTCCAGTTGTTGCGCCAGGCGAGGCCGTCGACGTTCTTGATCTCCATGACGCCCGGGCCGTGCTCGTCGTACAGGTCGAGCAGCCGGCGGTCAGCGACGTCCTCGTGGCCGACCAGCGTGCCGATGACCTCGAAGTCGAACGAGGCGCCCATGCGGACGTCGTCGTGGGTGGCGAACTCCTGCAGGTTGCGGACGTCGACGCCGAAGTCCTCGGCCACGCCCTCGGCGATGCTGGCCTCGAGGCGACGGCCCCACTTCATGCGGTCGTTGTCGGCGATCTCGCCGAGGTCCCCGTTTTTCTTCCGGTGCCAGAGCTCGAACGCGGTGAGGTACGGCGACTCGCCGAACAGGGCGGACACCTCGGTCGAGGTGACGACGCCGGCGCGCAATTCCAGCCAGTGCTGGCGGTCGCGCGGGATGATGATTGCCATGGTGGATCTCCCTGATGGTGGTGCCGGTCTCACGCCGGCGGTGGGAATATCGCACCGCTCCCGCCCGGTGTCAACAGGTGCCGCAGAATTACGCCTTATTCCGGCGCGCGCAGCACCCGGATCGGGGTCGCCCACTGCAGATCGGCGCCCTCGAGCGCCCCGCCGGCCAGCCGGATCAGGTTCCAGCGGCCGGGCTGGTAGCCGCGGCGAACCGTGGCGACGATCTTCATGCCCTCGCGCAGTTTGACCAGGCACAGTCTGCCCACGGAATCGGCCGGCACGCCGTCGTCTGGGATCAGCAGGTGCGCCAGCCAGCCGTCGAGGTGGTCGAGCGTGGTGGCCGCGGTCTGGAACCGGATGGCGACGCAGCGTTCCGGGCAGCCGAGCATGCAGGGCGCGCGGTCGGACTCGGAGTGCCAGTCGATGTGCGCCTCGCCGGTGCCGTCGACGTAACCGACGATGGCGCACTGGCGAGAGTCCTCGAGTTTCAGGCCGGCGTGCTCGACGACCTGTGACACTGGCACGCCCAGCAGCCGCGCGATCGTGGCTGCCTCTTGCATCCGCATTGGTCGCTTCCCCCTGATGAGCCCCGAGATCGAGGCATGGTCGAGGCCCATCTTGCGGGCCAGTTCCCGCTGGCTCATCTGCCGATCGGCGAGCCTGTCGCGGAACCACCGAGTGTCTATCGCCATCCTTGGCCGCCTTTCTTTGACATGGATCAAAGACACACACCCAGCACGGGCATGCCTGTCATGCGGTGCGTATACCGCACCATATACACGGCCACGAGGGGATTGCAACCCCGGTGCGATACTGGCACCATGGGTGGTGCGTTATCACCACTAACGGGGGATATATGGGGACCACGAAGAAGCCGGCACCGCGCCGGGACAGGAAGCCTGCGGGTAAGAGGCCGCCGGTGAAACGGGCGCGGAAGCCGCGCAGCGACAAGGGCACGAAGGTGTCGCAGCCGGTAACCCTCGAGGACATCGCGCGCGAGGCGCACAAGGCAGGGTGCGCGGTGCGCGTGTCGTTCGACGAGCAGACACCGCACGTCGTCCTGCCGCCGGTGTCTGCCGCCGAACTCGAACGCCGCTCCGAGCAGGTACGCCGCGACGCAACCGACGGCGCCGACGACCAGAGCCTGCGCGAGGACGAGCCCAGCCGCGTCGGCGACATCGCGCTGACCGTGCTGGTGGTGATCGTGCTGGTCGCCGTGATCGCAGGGCTGGCGAGGTCTGCGGTATGAGCCAGAACGCAGCGAACGTCTGGATAGTCCTGATCTTCTTTTGCGCGTGCCTTGTCTCGTGCGGCGACAACGATCTAATCGACGCCTTGCGGTGCAAAACATGGCCGGCATTCAAGGAGTGCCAGCCATGAGTGACTACCCCGACACCCCAGCCAACCGCGTCATCGAGGCGTTCGGCGGGCCGCGCGCGCTCGCCCGCGAGCTGGACGTCGACCACTCCTGGGTCGTGCGCTGGCGCAAGCCGAAGCCGGAAGGCACCGACGGGCTGATCCCGGCGAAATACCACCGGACCATCCTGCGCGTCGCCAAGGCGAACGGCATCCGCCTGCGGGCCGACGACCTGATCGGGGACTGACCGTGGTCGAGATCCGCTGCCCTGAACAGGTAGCCGCGGCCCTGCGTCGAGCAGGCTGGCGAGGCGGCAACGGCTGGTGGTCGCACCCGATGCACTCGGGCGCGCGCCGCTGGTACGCCGCCTACTGCCAGCAGATGCAGGCGCCGCGCGTGCGGCGCTGCAGACACACCATCGACTTCATCAATAACGAGAACCTATGAATGAGCTGGCACTTTTCGCAGGCGCTGGTGGCGGAATACTCGGCGGCCACCTGCTCGGATGGCGAACCGTCTGCGCTGTCGAGTGGGAACCCTACCCAGCAAGCGTACTGCTCGCCCGACAGAATGACGGCATGCTCCCGCCTTTCCCGATTTGGGATGACGTTCGCACCTTTGACGGACGACCGTGGCGAGGCCTTGTTGACGTGGTATCTGGCGGCTTCCCATGCCAGGACATCAGCGTCGCCGGGACAGGGAAAGGACTCGACGGCGAGCGCAGCGGGATGTGGCACGAAATGGCCCGCATCATTGGCGAAGTACGACCCCGCTTCGCATTCATTGAAAACAGCCCAGCTCTCGTTTCTCGAGGACTCGACAGGGTGCTCTGTGACCTTGCCGCGCTCGGGTACGATGCGGAATGGGGAGTTGTTTCCGCGGCCGATGTTGGCGCCCCTCACCTGCGCGAGCGAATCTGGATTGTGGCCTACGCCAACAGCCAGCGCGATGCCATGCGAGGGGACGGTGAGGCTATGCCGGCAACGATGGCTGGACGGGGAGGCGACGCTTGCGGAAGCGAGCGCAATAGCCGGGCGCGACGTGAGGAAAGCGCAGTGGAAAGTGCCAGCGTTCCCGACTCCGACGGCCACGCAGCACAAAGGCTGGTCACCAGGCCACAACAGGGCGGACTCGAACGACAGGCTGGACTACACGATCGAGCGAGAGGCCGCGCAGTCTGGCCAGACTGGCCGGCTGAATCCGGCTTTCACCGAGTGGCTGATGGGGTGGCCGCTCGGGTGGACCGACTTAAAGCCACTGGCAATGGACAAGTGGCTCGAGTGGCGGCAGCAGCATTCACCGAGCTCGCAAAACGCTGCCGTGAGTGATGCGATTACCTCGCCAGCCGGTGCGCCATGACCATCGCCCTCCGGCCGTACCAGGCCGAACTGATCGAGCAGATCCGCGGGCAGACGTGCCGGTGCTGCGGCGTCGAGAAGCCGCTACATGATTTCCATTTCAGGAAGGACACCGGCAAGCACTGCGCCACCTGCAAGCAATGCGTGTACGCGAAGAACAAGCAGTGGGCTGCGAACAACCCCGACGCCAGAAAAACGATCGCCAACCGTTACGCGCGCGCGAATCGTGACAAGAGCAAGACGTGGAAGCGAGCAAACCCAGAAAAGGCGAAGCAGTGGGAACGTCAAAACCCGGAACGCAACCGCGAACTTAAACGCCAGTGGGCAAGGCAGAACCCTCACAAGGTTCTCGCAGATGTCCGCAAGCGGCAGGCGCAGAAACTGCGCGCAACGCCTTCATGGGCGAACCTCGACGCCATCGAGAAGATATACGAGCAGGCACGCCAGCAGGGCATGGAGGTCGACCACATCTACCCGCTGCGGTCGCGCTACGTCTGCGGCCTGCACTGCGAGGGCAATCTCCGAATTGTGAGTCGAGAGGAAAACCGCAGGAAGGGTAACCGCATGCCAGAGGGTTATCCGTGAACGGTCTCCGTCCCCGCCAGGTCAAGGCGATCGACGACATCCGTGCGGCCTATGCCGCCGGTTATCGCGCGCCGGTGCTGGTTGCCCCGACAGGATTCGGCAAGACCCACACGACGGCCGAGCTCGTTCGCATCTCGGTTGCCAAGGGCAAGCGCGTCTGGTTCATGGCTCACCTGCGCGAGATCCTCGAGGCGACCAGCGGAAAGCTAACCGCCGAGGGCATTCGGCACGGGACGATCATGGCAGGCCAGCCGGAGCAACCGCGCCTGCCTGTGCAGGTCGTCAGCGTGCAGACCGCCGTCCGCCGGCTCGACCGCCTGCCGCGCCCGGACCTGCTCATCATCGACGAGGCGCACCTGGCCGTCGCCGAGACGTACCGCAAGGTGATCCGCGGCACGGGCGACCCGTTCCTGCTGCTGCTCACGGCGACGCCCCAGCGGCTCGACGGCCGCGGCCTCGGTGAGGTGGCCGATGTCATCATCCCGACCTGCAGCTCGGGCGACCTCATCGCCGAGGGCCTGCTGGCGCCGATCCGGTACTTTGCGCCGACCGACGTCGACCTGTCCGGGGTGCGGACGCTGGCCGGCGACTACGCGCGCGACGACCTCGAGGCGGTGATGTCGAAGCCGAAGCTGGTCGGCGACGCCGTGGCTCACTGGCTGCGCCTTGCGCGGCACCGCCCCACGATCCGGTTCTGCTGCAGCATCGCGCACGCCGAGGCCATGGCCCATCAGTTCCGGTCGGCCGGGGTCCGAGCCGTGGCAGTGAGCGGCGAGACGGACAGCGAGGAACGCCGCCAGGCGCTTGCCGACCTGCAGGCCGGGCGCGTCGACGTGGTGACAAACTGCGCGCTGTGGGTGGCCGGCGTCGACGCCCCGAACGTGAGCTGCATCGGGTTGGACCGGCCGACGAAGTCGCTGACGATGTTCCTGCAGTCGGTAGGCCGCGGGCTGCGGATTCACCCGGGCAAGCCGGACTGCGTCGTGCTGGATCATGGCGGGCTGTACCAGATGCACGGGCACCCGGCCGCGCTGCGAGAGTGGACGCTCGAAGGTAACACCGAGCGCCGCGGGAAAGGCGAGGCGGCGCCGTCGGCAGGAAGGCGCTGCCCTGTGTGCTTTGCGATCAGCATGCCGGGTGCCGAGAAGTGCGTCGACTGCGGCAACCCGTTCCCGGTCGAGGCGCGGAAGATCCGGCAGGTCGAAGGCGACCTCGAGGAGATCGCCGACGTCGAGGCGAAGGACGCCGCCCGCGAGCAGGGCATGACGAAGTCGCTGGCCGGGCTGATCGCGCTCGGGAAGATGCGCGGGTACCAGAACCCCACGGCCTGGGCGCACATGGTCTGGAAGTCACGGAAGGGTCGCCGCCGTGCGTGAGTGTCCTCGCTGCAAGCAGACCAAACCGCTCGACGGATTCCCAAAGGGAAACCGAAAGGACGGAACGCACACCTACTGCCGCACCTGCTACGCCGCATATAAACGCGATTGGTATAGCGAACACCGCGAGCAGGAAGTGGCGCGAGCGATGGCCTACAACGCAGCGCACATTGAACAACATCGTGAGCGCCAGCGCAGATACAACGCCACTCCTGAACGTAAGGAGAATTACCGAAAATATCGCCAGCAGAACCGAGACAGGTGCCGAGTCAACGACCAGAACAAGCGCGCGCGCCGCAAGCATGCGATGTCTGGCTCACCAGGCGTGACGCCGCTGCAGTGGGCCCAGATCAAGACGAAGCACCGGAACTGTTGCGCCTACTGCGGCAAGAAGCGACCGCTGACTATGGATCACATCACGCCGCTGGCTCGAGGCGGCAAACACGAACCGGACAACATCGCGCCAGCGTGCAGACCCTGCAACAGCAGGAAGCACGCGACAGATCCAATCGAATACGCAAACCGTATCGGACGCCTACTGTGAAAGAAGCCGCCGTTCTATCCATGATTCTCCGGCTCGGTAAAGGAGCCGTCCGTCTCTTTCGCAACTCGACCGGCCAATTCCGCACGGAGGACGGGCGCGTCGTGCGGACTGGCCTGTGCGTCGGCAGCAGCGACGTGATCGGCTGGCAGTCGGTCGTCGTGACGCCGGACATGGTCGGCAAGCGGATCGCCGTGTTCGTCGCCATCGAGGCGAAAGCCGAAACCGGCCGGCCTACCAAGGAGCAGCTGGCATTCATCGCGGCCGTGCGCGCGGCAGGCGGGATCGCCGGCATCTGCCGTTCGTCGGAGGACGCGGAGAAATTGTTGACCGGACCCGTTGACACGTACCGGTAGTGGTGCGATAAACGCACCAACAGCGGCGCACGACCGCTGACACAGGGAGCAAGACCATGGCAACGAAGAAACCGAAGGCGCCCGAGAAGGGCGACATCACGATCCAAGACAGCCACTTCAACTACACCAACAACACGGCGGCGAACGAGCACACGCGCGCCGCGATCGAGGCGCTGTCCCGCGCATCCGAGCGCCACGCCGAAGCACTGATCGCCATAGCCAACGCGCTCAAGGGCGGCGACGTCAACGGCGGGCACTGCATCTACCTGCACGACATCAAGGGCGGGGCCTGACCATGAAAACCCGCGAACAGATCACCAGCGAATTCCTCGACGACTACCGGTTCTTCTGCTCCGGCACTGCGCTGACACCATTTAGCCGCAGCGGCGACTGCTACACGCTGGGCTACTTCGCCAGCCGGTGCTTCATCGACAGCAACCAGGCGAACGACGCAGGATTCCACGATCTCGCCGACAAGATCCTCCGCGTGCGAGATGCAGCCCACGTCATGCTGAGCTTCGCCGGCCAGCGTTACACGAGGGCCGCCGCATGAACTACCACACCGCCAAGATGGTCGCCGCGAAGCACGGCAAGAAACTGATCCGCGACAACGAGGACAACCGGTTCTACTTCGAGGAGCGCGACGGCACGCCGCTGTTCGATCTGTCTGGCGACGCGCTGAAGGCGATGACCACGGCAGGTCTCGAGCAGCGGCTCGGGGTCGAGCAGGAGGGCCGCTGATATGCGACGTATCCGCCGGACGACGATGGCCGCCGCGCAGGCGGCCTACGACAACATGGAGCCGCCCGACGATCACCCGATCTGGTTCGACTGCCGTGACTGCCTCGCGCTGTTCAGCAGCGACGACCAGCGCGTGACCAACCAGTGCCCACACTGCTGCAGCGAGAACATCGCCGAACACGAGGACGACGGACTATGACCCGCACGACACTGCTGAACGGCCTGCTGCTGGCGCTCGCGCTCGCAGCCTGCGCCTGGGTAGGACCGGCGAAGGCCGGCTCTGTGAACCTGACCAGCGAGGACTGCGCCAATGTCGACGCCCGCTGCTACCCGTGAGCGCCTCGAGCGCATCAAGGCCCTCGTCGGGCAGGACTACGGCACGGCCGCGATCAGCACGGCCGACATCCGCTGGCTGATCGAGCAGGTCGTGGCGGTGCCGGATGGGTTTGTGCCGGTGCCTGTTGAGATCGTCGAGTTTCTGCTCGGAACCAAGCCGCATCCGTGCGGGCTGTGGTTCGGTGATGCGCGTTTTTCCCGCACTGGTTGGCGTGTCGGATACTGGTGGCGGGAGGACTTGGAAAAGGCGCTCGCCGCCGCGAAGCCGGCAGGCGGCGACCACCCGCGCCAGCTCGCCGAGCGCCAGGACGCCGAGCGCGGGAACTTCCGCCGATGAGATCCTTGCACCACCGGTGCGGCCGTGCTACCACGGCTGCATCGCCAAGGAGGGCAACAATGGTTCAGATCACACCGGAAGAAGTAATCCGTCGCCGGCAGCTCGAGCAGAACAGCGTCGACGAGATCGACGGGCTCGACAGGATGATCGTCGGCGACGTCGCCAGGCTCGACATCCCGCTGCGTTCCGTCGTATCGCTGCGCCGGGTGGCCGACCACCTGCGCGGGCTGGCGACGATGATGGAGCAGGCGAGCCGCTGGGAGGACCGCCCTGCCCGCTCGGTGCTGCTCGAGGTCAGGTTCCAGTGCCGGGCGGTGAACGCGAAACTGCGGGCGCTGCGCGGGCCGGGCAGGCCGTACACGAATCGCAAGCATGGCAGCCCGTGAAACATCGTTGCCGGCATACCAGATGTTGCGCGCGCTCGTGAGATAGCCCGATTGTGCATTATGCGACAATAAGCAAACGCTAACGGACAACGCCCAGCCGCATCATCCCCTTACCCACCGGACACTTCCGGTCGCGCAAGAATGTTGCCCGTTAATCCCGCCTAGCCTTTGTGCCCCGCGTTACTACCGCGCGAGAATCCTGCCGGCGTTACCCGACCTTCCAGAAACGGGCGACGGTGTAGATCTCGGTGACGCCGAAGTTGCAGGCGTTGCCGAACCCGTCGGTGGCCTTCGTGGTCTGGCACTGGTGCCGCACCTCGAACACCTTGCTGCCGGCAATGGTGAAGCGCCCGGTGATCCTCGACTTCGTGTATTGCGTCGAGCCGGACCCGCAATACTCGGACGTCCCGATCAGCGTGTCGGCCGCGTCGGTCACGTTGTAGAGCTTGGCCTGGTGATTGTTCACCACCCCCGCCGGGCATGAGATGTCGACCTCGTAGGTGCCGGCCGCCAGCGTGATCTGGTTCGCCGCCAGCGACCCGTGCCCGCCGGCGTCGGCATGCTCCGTGTTCAGGGTGCGCGTCTGCCAGGCCCCGCTTGTGAACCCGCCGGCGTCAGTGCCGGCCGCCTGCTCCTCACGGTACTCGAGGTAAGGCGATGCGGTAACCGAGGCAGGCAGCGTGAGAGTCTTGCCAGACAGGTCTAGCGTGGCCGCGAGGTCGTCGGCGCCGACCGTGCCGTCGGCGATCTCTGCCGTGCCGACTGCGCCGGCAGCGATCTCGCTGGCGCCCACCGCGTCCGCGGCGATCTCCGAGGCCCCGACAGCGTCGGCCGCGATCTCGGACGCGCCGATGGCATCGGCAGCCACCTCGCTCGAGCCCACGGCATCGGCCGCGATCTCGGCAGCGGCAACGCCGTCGGTGGCAATCCCGTCGGCTGTGACTGCGTCGGTGGCAATGTGATCGGCGCCGACCGCGTCGTCTGCGATCATGGCGCCCGGGACTTTGGTAACCATGACACTCTCCGGTATGCACTGGTACCGGGAATGCTACCACCGGTTGACGGAGTGCGCTGCACCCACGAGTGGTTAGATGATTTCTTCCCACGTCAGGGCGGCAACCATGTCAGCGCCGCCGCCGCCGCTTGATACCGTTGCCGTGATCGTCAACTCGTCACCAGCCACGCCGATCTCGTTGATGTCGCCGAGGTTGACGACGGCCCGGCCGCTCGGCCCGATGGCGTACACGCCCAGCAGCCGGCCGCCGCTGACGGTAGTGCCGGCGGCGTCGTAGGTGCAGAAGCTCTCCGTCTCGTCGACGTACTGGTGGACCGTGTTCCCGGCAACGGTCGCGTTCCGGTACAGCTTGAACACGGCGCCCTTCGTGCTGTCCGTCCCGATTGTCAGTTGCTTCGGAACCAGCACGCCGTTGTTGGCACGGCCACCGAACTCACGACGAGACTGGATAGACAGAACCTGCGTCTCGGTGGTCACGGTCGTGGCCACACCGGACGCGCCAAACGCGTGCGCCCGATCCACCCTACCCTGCAGGCCAGCCATCGCCGACCCGCCGTAGACAGTCAGGTTCGTGGTGCTGCCAAGCGATGCCGACGCCCAGCCGACACGCAGGGTCGGGTTGCCGAACACCATGTCCGACAGCCCGTCCTTGTCGATGGTATGGACCAGCTTCCATCTGCGCTGTGTCTTGTGCCACGCCCAGAACCGCGGGCCGATGATGCCGAGATAGCCGGAGTCGACCTTATAGGCGTTCATCTCGGTCGGGGTTAGCCACGACGCCGTGTCCTTGTTCCAGGATGCCTTGGGCGTCCACGTCTCGGTCGGGTTCGCGCCTGCACGAACGCGGGCGATGTTGGCCACAAACGCGCCGGCGCTTACCGTCACGGAGTAAGTGCCTGACTTCGAGCCGACGCCGCGGTACAGGAAGATCACCTCGTCGTCGATATGCTGGATGTGCCACAGCGACGCAGCCGCGCCAGCGTTCAGGCCCTGCTCGATCTCGTGCGCGTTCTGCTGCACGGTTCCGGCCGTGATCGACGCCGTGTAGGCGACAGTATTCAGTGTGACAGTGACGGTCGCCGCACCGCCGGACGGTGTCGTGACCGTCAGCCGGTGCAACTCGAGCGCACCCTCGTACCTGTGCATGACACCGAACGACGTGCCGTCGTACCCGAACATCATGCCGTCGGTGCTCGAGAACATCCCCGCCAGTTGTATGCTGCTGGCGACTCCGGTCGTGAACTGCGCCGTGATCCGAGACTCCATGCCGACGCCTGGGACGTACACCACGGGCTTCCGGGACCACAGCACGCCATACCCGCCGACGCTGGTGCCTGTCTGCAGAACGTATTTGTTGCTGGCGACCGTAACGCTGCCGCCCGTTGCGGTGAACGTCTCGGCCTCGTCGAGGATCCCATAGGTCGGCTTGAGCGTCACGATCGGGCGCAGCTCGGTGACGATCGTGTCGCCGAACGCAGTCTGCGTCAGGCCGGGGTCAACGGGGACCCTGCTGTCGACCAGCGCCGGCAGCTTGCCGTCGATACTGGACAGCGACGCATTGCCCGTCGTCTGCAGCGCGGAGGTCGACGCGCCAGTAGGCAGCGCCGTGCTCGACACGTCGACGCTCCCCCTGACAGGCGCCGCCGCAGTCGCGGCATCCTCGGCCGCCCGGCGGCGCTCGTACTTCGTGTCCTTGCCGCTCACTTCAGCACCATCGCCAGAACCGCCAGGCACACGCCGCTGGTCCCTGCCAGCGTGAACCCGATGACCCAATTTCGGGTCAGGCGCATCGTCGGCATATCGTCCTCGATCACCCGGATCCGGGTCTCGTGGTCCTTGAACCGCTCCGAGCAGGCGGCGCGATCGGCCTCGATCTCATCGAAAGCCCGGCCGATCGCGTCCCTGTGTTCCTCGTGCTTCGCCAGCAATGTCGCCACCTTTTCGACGACGGTCGCCTGCCGCTCGACAGCATCGGCCAGTCGCTCCTGCGTCTTTTCCATGCGGTCCATGCGGTCAGATAGCAGGGTCACCACCTGCTGGAACATCGTCAATTCGTTCGACATGCTGGGCGGCTTCCGTCACTTGTGCTCGACGGAGCGGTCGGTGAACTGCCGCAGGATGATGTTCAGGACACCGACGGCCATCAGCGCCTGCGGGCCGTAGGCGGCCACCAGCTCCGGGCTGGCAGCGAGGTACGACACGACGCCGGCGGCAACAGTCGCCGCGCCGGTCCAGAACGTCTTGGACTTCAGGTTACCCCGGATCTTCGCCTTCATGCTTCGTTCCTCGAGAGTGCGCCGGTGCTCGCCAACACGGGCAGCGTGGATAAACCGGGGACCGGCATAGCAACCGGCCAGCGATACCCGATCACGCGATCCCGCGCGAACGGCATGATGCAGACGGCATTGCCCTGGTTGCCCCCGAGGACCATCAGGTTCCCGCGGTCGTCGATGCCGGCAATGATGCCGACGTGACCGCCGCCGGTGCGCTTGAACACGACGATGGCACCCAGCGTCGGGCCCGACAGCGGCTGGCCCCACTCGAGCCAGCCCTGCGCCCGATACCAAGCCTTCGCGCTGCCGATGCCGCAGTCGCGCATGACAGCGTCGACGAACGTGCCGCACCACGGCGTCTCGTCGTCGTTCCACCAGGCCTTCGCGCGCTTCAGCCAGCCGGCGATGACCGGCTCCGTGCGCGCTCCCGGGACCTCGCGCAGCCCAATGTAGGCGCGCGCCCGTGTCAGCCAGCGAGGTTCGGCCATGGTGCCTCCGTCAGTTCACGCTGCGGGAAAGTTCGACCCACTCGCCGGCCGCGTTCTTCATGACCGTGATGGTGTCATTTGCCGACGACACGAAGTCGACGCCGCCGGCCAGCCGGAAGTTACGGCTGCCGCCACCTGATGCGTCGCGCAGCGTCGTGTTCCCGTTGTTGAACACGAGCCTGACGACCTGATAAGTGTGCGTCGCCTTCCCGCTGGCAGACGCCAGGTTGTTGATGTTCGCGGCGACCGAGTGCGTCACGTCGCAAACCTCGGTCAGGTTCGTGATCGTGATGTTCCCGGTGACGCCAGTGCTGGTGTCGGTGACGACGAAATGGTCGCCGTAAGTGCCGTTGTAGGAGCGGTTGACCTCGTGCCACTCGCCACCGCGGTAGACGACCGTGACGGTATCGTCAGTTGCCGGCGTGAAGTCCCGCTCCCTGAACAGGCGGAAGTTGCCGCCGTTGGAAACGTCGATCAGCGTTGTGTTCGCGTTGTTGAAAACAAGAACGATATGCTGGTCGCTAGCCAGTTCGTAGTTTTCGCGCGCGACTAGGTCCGTAATGCTAATGGCAGCCGACGGGCCGAACGCGACAGTATCGTTCCACGGATAGATGCCCTCTGCGTTTGATTTTACAACGATGTTATTCACACCAACCGCAGGAGCTACGTCAAAGGTGATGATGCCGGTTGATGCGTCGACGCTGTAATCCGTTGACGCTACCGGCGTCCCGCCTACCGTGACGGTATAGTGGCTGCTTGTGCTCGACGTTGCGCCTGTTACAGCAAAAGTCGTATCTGCGCCGTCACCGCTGAACGTCCAGTATGGAGTGCGCTGTGCATCGACGTCCGACCGCTTCTTGTAACTGATGCAGTCGCCGTTCACGATGCGGCTGGCGCCGTTGTTGCCCCAGGTGTAGGCGGCATCGTAATTGCCGAGCGTCACGCGCTTGGTGTTGCTCGGGGTCGTGTTCTCGACGTAGATCAGCGTCTCGCTGTCGGTGTTGTTCGCCTTCCCGCCAAACTGGACGCGATCGATTTCGATGTTGGTGGCCTGCGTCGTGTCGGCAATCCAGATTCCGCAGGTCGCTTCTTGCGTGCGGAAGCCGTCAATTTTCAGCAGGTTCGTCCGCAGGATCTGGATGGCGTAGGTGTCCTTGTCTGCGCTACCGGTGCCGGCCTGGCCATCGTCGTAGGAGTCGCAGTTCTCGATCTTGATGTACCCAGAGTCCGCACCGTTCGCAGACTCGGTAATCAGCCACCCGGACTTGTCGTGGTTCTCGGTGTGGACGTTCGTGATCGTGACGTCGAACGCCCGGCCGATGACGACGCCATAGCCGCCAGCAGTGCCGCACTGGCCGACGTCCCAGCGGATAGACTGCGTCGTCCCGCCGTTGGCCTCGTCCCATTTTCCGATCTGCACGTTGCACTTCGGAAAGCCGACCGCGTTGATGTTCTGCAGCAGCGTCTGGTTCGTGGTGCCGGTGCCCTGATCGCCGTAGATGACGAGGCCCTTCGCCGTCGAGCCAGAGGACGGGCCGTCGAGCCTGATGTTCCGCATCGTGATCGTCCAGCAGGACCGCTGGCGCCACGCGCCGGCAGAACCCGAGTACGGGACATAGACCGCGATCTGCTCGAACAGGCTGTGGAAGCCAGTCACGTTGAACATATCGATGCCCCAACCGGTCAGGGCATTGGAGCAATACAGGCCGAACCCGACCAGCTTCAGGCCGACGATGCTCTTGCTGGTGGCCCAATTCCCGGTGAACGTGATCGCGGTCCCGGTGGTGCCGTCGATCTGCCGCAGGATGGTAGCCCGCGTGCCGAACTGCACGAACGGGGTGCCGTCGCCTTCGATCGTGAGCGGGCCGAGGCCGGTCGCGCTGACGGACACGGACAGCTGCGTGAACTTGTAGGTGCCGGCCGGGATATACAGCCGCTTGCCGACACTGACGCAGTAGTCGATGGCCGCCTGCAGCGCGACTGTGTCATCGGTCGTGCCGTCGCCGGTCGCGCCGAAGTCCTTCGCGCTGACGTACTCGCGCAGCCTGTCGCGCATGGTGCGCTGCACCGCGCCGGTGCCGGCCTGCGTGAACGTCACGTTCAGCGCGTCGATCTCGTCGATCTGGCGCTTGTAGCCGAAGCACATCGCCAGGATGCCGACGCCGTTGCCGGGCGCGGTGGTGAACACGATGCGCGCGTTGGCGACGTCGATGGTGTAGTCCGTGTCCGGCGTCTGCACGACGCCGCCGACGACGACGACGTAGGCCGATGCGGTCGAGACAGTGATGCCGGCGAACGGCAGGTAGACGCTCGCCCCATCCCCGGTGCCGGTCTCATAGGAGGCCAGCGTCCCGCCAGCCATGCCTGACTGCATGGCCGTGACAGCGTCGTCGAGCTGGCCCTTCGTGGCCGCGTCGGTATCGTCCTCGCCGTCGGCAAGGTCGGTGATCTTCAGCCCGCCGGCGTCGTAATCGTCGAGCCCGACCGGAATCCGCAGCGCACTGGTCGCCAGCCTGTTCGCCTGCTGGATCCCCATCATCAGCCGGTCGAAGGCGTTCTCGTGCGTCTCCGGGTAGAAGTCGCCCTGGTTCTTGATGTCGGTCGTCTGCGTCAGCGGGATGGTCCGCTGGATGATGAGCGTCTCCCCGCTGGCAGGGGCGGTACTCATCGTGACGTTCCCGCCACTGGCCGCGTTGACGCCGGACACCGTGTAGTCGGTGTTCAGGACCTGCGTCGCCGGCACGCCATCGGTATCGACAAGCGTGACCACCAGGTGCGAGGCCGCATGGACCTTGAACGTGTAGGCAAAAACCGTGGTCGTTCCGTTGCCGGAATACTCGACCTCGTTGGTAGCGGACGACAGGGTCATGCCGAGGGCCCTCGCAAACTGGTGAACTTATACCACCGGTGGGGAGGCTAGCGCATCACACCAGCCATGGTTAACGGTCCTTCGCGGGCACGCCGGTGACGTACTGCCAGAACGGCACGTCCTTGCCGTCCTGCTCGACCGACAGGGCGGTGATCGCCTTGTTGATCTGGGCGGCCGGGTAGCCGAACAGGATGCCGCCGAGCATGTTGACCGACTTCACCAGCGAGGCATCGACCTCGCCCTGCGAGACCTGCTGGTAGGCCCGGCCAATGGAATCCGTGAACGACCCGACCACGCCGCCACCGGAGAACCCCTGCGTTGCCGCAGCGGCATCCCTGACGAACGGCAGGGAGCCCAGCATAGACTTCAGCGTCTCCTTCGCAGCGAACATGCCCAGGCCATCGTCCTCCTCGTCGTCCTCGTCCGGCAGGTTGCCCTTCACCGCGGCAAACAGCACCGCCTCGATCGTGTAGAGGATCAGCATGTCAGAGGTCCACGACAGCACCTCGGTCGGCGACTTGAAGTCCGTCGCGCGCGTGCGCTCGTAGGCCCGGTTCGCCTTGTTCAGCATGTACGACAGCAGGGCCGTCCACACCCGGGCCAGCTCGGTCTGCCGGACGTTGCGGTCGATCGTCCCCCGCTCGAACGACGACCGGAACCCGAAACGCCCGGACGACTGCGCGTCCTCGGTCAGCCGGTCGGCGTACTGCACCGCGGCATCGCCCTCGAGGCCCTCTGACTTCGCGCGCTCGTAGGCGCCCAGCCAGGTCGTCGTGTCGACGATGATCTGCGTCGCCATCGACGGCGCGTAGCCCCAGCGGACCATCTTCTCGCGCCAGTCGCCGGTGCCCTCGAGGCTCCGCAGGTGGTCGTTGATGTCCTTGTTGTAGGTGTCGAGCCGCACCCGCATCATCGGCGACAGCGCCTGCACCTGCTTGAAGATGCTGTCATCGCCGATCAGGGGCCCGCGCATCATGCGCCCGGCCGCGCGCGCGATGTTCCCCTTGCCGACGACGACCATCGACTGACCGAGGCCGGCAAGGTTCAGCGCCGCGTTCGACAGGTTGAACAGCATCACGGCCGCGGTGAACCCGGTCCGCACCCGGCGCAGGCCGGACATCAGGCTGCTGCCGGACACCATCTCGCCGGCGGCCGTGTCCTGCAGCCAGAGCTCGAACCCGGTGATCGCGTCCATGTTGTCGCTGGCAGCCAGCGCAGACAGGACCTCGCGGTCATGCAGGACGCGCCAGGCGCTGTTCACCGCGTCGGCCATCTCGAGGTCGCGCAGGACGTTGTCGATGTGGCTGCCCATCACGCCGATGTCGAGGCGGACAGGGCGGCCACCGGAGCCGACCCGCTCCTTCGTGTGCCCGTTCGGGGTGTAGGCGCTCGCCGTCCGGCCGGCGCGCATGGCGTCGAACGCCGTCGCGGCCTCGTCGGCAGTCACCGCCCACGACCCGCGGGACTCGTATTTCAGCGGGTAGTACGCGCCCTGGATCACCCCGTACTTCGTAGCCACCGGGAGACCGTCGACCTTCTTCGGTGCCAGCCCGGTGCGGCGGCGCTGCGCCTCGGCGATCTCCGGCCAGTAGCCGTTCACGAACGCCCAGACGTCCTGCACGAACTGCCAGTCGCGCTCGTCGAGAGTGTCGAGCACGGCCTGCACCCTGCCCTCATCCCACAGCGTCGCGCCGTTCGGGTCGCGGCTGTCGAGAATCGCCTGCCGGTTCCCCTCGTTGCCCCAATTCAGCGCCAAGCTGATCGCGCCCCACTTCGTCGGCGCCTCGCCTTTCGGGAACCCCGGCACGTCCAGCCGCTCCTTCGACATGCGCTTGCGCTCGGCCGGCGTGTAGGCGTCGAGGATCTGCGCGAACTTCGTGCCGTCGTCGCGGCGCCGGATCAGGAACCGCGTCTCGGCATCGGCCACCGGGTCGACGACGTACTTCGACAGCGGCCCTTCGCGGTCACCACCGTCCAGCCCGCGGGCCAGCGTGCCGGGCTGCAGCACGATCGACAGCACCGACCGGCCGTGCTTGCGGACCTGGTCGAGGCCGGAATCCTCGGCAAACTGGCCGGTCAGGCGCTGCTTGTTGTGCTGCCTGATCGACGCGATCACCTCCTCGCGGACCTCGCCGAAGTCGCGCTCCTCCTTGCCGATCCGCAGTTTGTTCTTCAGGCCGGCAAGGTGCTCGATCTGCTGCATCGCGCCGTAGGCGTTCCGCAATTCGGACAGCGGGACGTCGGCATAGTTGACCAGGCCAGAACGGCGCAGGACGTCCAGCGGGACGTTGATCGGCGTGCCCTCGGCCTGCTTGCGCGCGGCGAACTCGGCCAGCGACTCGCGCCGGCGTACCTCGCGGCCGGACACCTTGCGGAACTCGTACTGGTCGAGCAGGGCATTCATCTGCTCGAGGTAGTCCGCGCCGGCCTTGCCGAGCCACTGCTGGCGCTTGACGGTCGCCTGCTTGCGCGCGTGCTCGAGGATCTTCTCGCCTTCCTCTTTCGCCTTGTTGGCCTCGAGGTACATGTAGTGGCTGACCAGTTCGCGCTCCTTCCACGCGGCGGCCTCCTGCCACTGCCCTTTCGCCAGCGCGGCGGCCGACTCGCGCGCGGCCTTGCGCTCGGACAGCAGGTAGTCATAGGGCCGGATGGCGCGCAGGGCCTTCGCGGCGATCGCCAGCCTGGCAGCCTCGCGGAACACGCGGGTCTCCGGCACGGTCGCCATCGCGGCCCAGGCATTCTCGCGGTCGGTCTGCCTGGCGGCGCGCACGATGCCTGCCGTCTCGCGCTGCTTGCGCTTCAGGGCGCGCAGCTCGAACGCCAGCACATCGGCCCGCTTCTCGTTGTGGATCCGCTGCGTCGCCCGGTCAGGCAGGCTGCCGTCGTTCATCAGGTCGCCGTGGGCTTCCTTCATCCGGCGGTCGGTCTCGGCCTTGACGTACTCGCCGCGCGGCATGGACTCGGCGCGGGCCAGCGCGGCCAGCAGGTCACCGACGTTCTCGAACTCGAACAGCGCAGCCACCGACGCCGGCGAGGCGCCGTCCTTGTTGACGTACAGCCCGCGCGGCAGGTTCTTCACGAACGGCTCGCCGAACTCATCGACCAGCGCCTTGCGGTCCAGTTTCGTGCCGCCCTTCTTGCGGATGAACGACAGGGCCTGGTAGCCCGGGTCGGCATCGACCTCGGCCTCGACCTGCTCGAGAACCTTCGCGCGCTCCTCCTGCCACCACTGCCGGCGCTCGCGGGCCAGTTCGTCCATGACGTCGCGCTGCAGGCGGTCGACGCCGGCCTGCAGGTCGTCCTGCACGGCACGCTGGTACGCCTCGAACTCGCGCTGGCTGACGCCCATCTGCTCGGCATCGGCAAACATCGCGGCATAGCCCTGCGCCTGGCGGGCGGCCTTGATCTCGCTCTCGGCAGCCAGCATGCGGTCGAACACGCCGCGCACGTCGTCGGTCATGTTGACGTTCAGGTTTTCCAGCTTGCGATAGATCCGCAGCATCCAGCCCTTCATGCGGGCGAAGGCGCGACCAAGCGTCAGGCTCGGCGCGTTGCCTTCCATGAGGTAGGCCTCGTACCCGCGGGCGAACTTCTCGTGCTGCTCGCGGCTGATCGACGTCCCCTCGACGCCAAGCCACTCGCGCAAGGTCTGCCAGTCGGCCTGCAGGTCAGCGGACGCCGCAGGGTCGACGGCAAGGTCGCGCACCATCTCGAGGTAGGCGTGCGCCAGCTCGTGCTGGAACGTCGACATGTCGGCGCCGGCCAGCAGCGTGATGGACAGCCGGCGGTTCTTGGCGATCTCGATGTAGCCGCGGGCCTGCTGCTCGCGGTTCTGGAACAGCACATCACGGCCGTCGGTCGACAGCTCGCGCGTGAAATCCCGCACGACACCAGTGCGCTCGCCATCTGCCGCGTACTCGCGGTACTTGATGCCGTGCTTGTCGAGGATGGCAAGCACCTCTGGCGATGCGTTGTCAGGGATCACCGCCCCGGCGAACTCGTCCAGCGTGACCGCTCGCTGCGGCTTCGCCTCGAAATAAGGCACCGGCGCATCGAGCAATGCGTTGCCGGCGTTCATAGCCAGGTCGATCACGTCGCCCGGAATAGAGCCGGTCTTGAACCCTGCCTTCTTGAGCGCCTTAACAAGATCGGGCTTCCCGCGGACCTTGCCAGTGCCCCACATTGCGATGGCCTTCATGGCCGAATCCATCGCGTCCCACGTCGAGCCGTTGTAGTAGTCGGCGACCTTGTTGCGGTACTCGGTCAACAGCGCGTCGGTTTCTTTTTTCTTGGCGTTGTATTCCTTGACATCGACGATCGTGTTCTTCGCCACCTCGCGCATGCGCTCGAGGTCGGTAAACTGTTCCGCCGTGGCAGAACGCGCCATGCCTGCCCCGTAGGTCATGGTCTTTTCTTCGCCGCGGACCTTGTCGCTGGTCATGAAGTCGACGATGTTGCCGAGCGTGTACGGGACTTTCTTACGCCCGATCTGCAGCATCGGCTCTCCCATCATCGGGAGAACCTTGTCCTCGACGAACCGCTTGAAGTCGGCAGCATGCGGCTCGACGGCATCCTGCATCTTCTGCAGCGTCTCCCACGGGTCCATGACCTGCTTGCCTTCGTCACGCAGGTCGCGGCCGAGGCGGTCATAAGCGGCAAAACCAAACTGTCGAGTCAGCTCCTCCGCAGACTTATTAACACCGATCTCCTCGTAAAACGCGCCCAACAGCTCGCCGGCCTTCTTCGCCAGCGCCGCGAACTCCGGCGACTCGAGGATCTCTCCGGCGCCGCGGTCGTGGTCGATCGCCTCATACAGCGGGCGAAGCTCCGGCAGCATGTACGGCTGCAGCCCGCTAACCATCTGGGCATCTTTCATCACAGGCTTGACGTCGACGCCGATGGTGTCGAGGTACGCGCCTATCCACGCCCTGCTACGCAGCGCCCGGCTGATAAGGTCCTGCGGGTCGGGATTTTCGTGAGTGTTCTCCCAGGCGCGATACTTCGCGTCCGCATCATCGTACTTCTCGGCCCACGGCCTGATGAACGCCACCAGCTTGTCGGCGTCCTTCTGCTTGGCTGCCTTGTAAACGGGGCGCGGGAACCGTGCCGTGTAGGCGTCAGACGAGAACACTGGCTCGCCAGACGGATCGGCCATGCCCTTCGTGCCGATCAGCGTGATCTCTCCGAACCCTTCGACGCCGCCCGCGGACTCTGTGACCACGCCGATAGACGGCACCGCGATCCCGCCCATCTTGTCGGCGAAAGCAAGGTTCTCGGCAGATAGGTTGTGCAGCGACGTCAGGCGCGGGCCGGCCTGCTCCTGCCCCATCACCACGCGCGGTTCCGGCACGCCGGACTGGTTCAGGATGTTCGGGTCGTTCGGGTCGTAGGTGCCGCGGTTGAACTTCGACTTAACCTGCGTAGGCTCGAACACAATGACGTTAATGCCGTCGTACTCATCGCCGCGAGCGCGACGGATGATGACCGAGTCGTATGGCTTACCAGCACGTTGTGCTTCGACCAGTTGCGCGATGATCTCGGCGCGATTCATGTCCGCTTCCATCGACGCGGACGTCTCGGTGGTCGTAATTACCAGCGGGTTGCTGGCGCGAACGTAGACTGGAAGGACGTTGCCGCCTTCGACAGGCGGCTTGCTGCGGCTCGATGTCGGGTCGAATCCCGTCGCGGCATTTTCAACACTGTCGGCGTATACGCTCGCCTCGGCCGTCCTGTTGGTGAA